CCATGCCCGCGATGCCGGGTATCGGCACCGCGTCCGACCCGACCCCAAGCAGCAAACCAGCACTGGATGACGTGCTCATTACGCCGGTCCATGAAGGCGGCGCCGATGCCTGGTCCCGCTTCGAGGGCGCCAGTGCCGCCATCGGCCACTTCATCCGCCAGGTTCATGAGGGGCGGATCAGCCCGGACGAAGGCTGGGAGGCGATCTGCCAGTACAATGCCGCCATGTTGCGGCCCTGCTGGCCGACGGAGCGCCTGAAGGCGGAATACGATCGGCTGTGGCGCCTCCATGTCGAACGCAATGGCCCGGCGCTGGTGCGCTTGGTGAGCGCGGTGCCTGCTTCAAGCGAAATGGCGGCCTTTACGCTGGGGGCTTTGCTCGATGACACCAGTCCCATGCCGGCCGATATTATTGCGCCGCGCGTGCTGACGCCGGGCGGCCTGCTGGTGCTGGGCGGTGCCCCCAAGGTCGGCAAAAGCGACCTCCTAATCTCCTGGTTGGTCCATATGGCAGCAGGCGTATCGTTTCTCGGTTTCACGCCGCCGCGCCCGCTGCGCATCTTCTACCTGCAGGCCGAGATTCAGTACCACTACCTGCGCGAACGGTTGCAGCAGATCGCGCTTCCGGCAAAATTGCTGGACGCTGCACGCTTCAATCTTGTCGTCACCCCGAAGCTCAAAATGCTGCTCGATGCCGAGGGCAGCATGCGCGTGGCCGAGGCGATCAGGCGGGCCTTCCCGGCCGATCCTGTCGACCTCATCTGTATCGACCCGATCCGCAACCTGTTTGACGGCGGCCCGGACGGCGGCGGCGAAAATGACAACGGCGCCATGATGTTTTTTCTGAAGGACCGGGTTGAGGTCCTCCGGGATCATATCAACCCCAACTGCGGGGTTATCCTGGTTCACCACACCAAGAAGCTCTCGAAACAGCAGGTCAAGGATGATCCGTTCCTGGCACTGTCCGGTGCGAGCGCATTGCGCGGGTTTTACACCTCCGGGTTGATCCTGCACCGCCCGGATGAAGACAGCCCGCAACGCCGCCTGGAAATTGAGCTGCGCAATGGGCCAGCTCTGCCGGCCAAATTGGTCGACAAGGTCAAAGGCGAATGGACCGAGTTCAACCCCATCAACGAACGCCTCGTGCGGCAGGATGTCGGCGCCAGGCTCGATGCCGAGCGGGTGCGTAAGCACGATGTGATCCTGGGCATCCTGCTGGATGAGGCCGCGGGCGGCAGGCTTTATACGTCGCTGCAGTTTGCCGAAAAGTTCGAGAACAAGGGCGGCCTTGGCGGAACCTATACCATCAGGGACCGCATCTCGGTACTGGCGACCAAGGGTTACATCAAGTTTGCTCGTGACGGCATGCCCTACGGCATGGCCAGGACAACCTCGAAGTTTGGCTACCTTTGCACCGAGGGCATGGTGATGCCCGGTGGTGAGGCGGCGGATCCCAGCACCGGTGAGATATCCTCGACGATGCTGGAAGTGCTGCCCAGCCACTTCAAATGCCCTCAATCAGGCGGGGCGCTGCCGGTCGAAAACGCCCGGGTCTGGGTTTATCCTGAGGACGTGAAATGATCGTGGGGCTGATCAGTCCGCACTGCGCAGAGATGCGCACAATCCAGTTGCGGAAGTTAGGGAGGAATTTCCCAACTCTTCCCTCTCGGGCACGCCTGGAACCGCGCGATTACGCACGAACCAGTTGCGGACAGTTTTCCCAACTACCCCAGCACAACTACGCACAGGCGCGTCGCGCCACCCGGAAACCAGTTGCGGACGAAGTGACCGATCTCAACTGCCCCAACTCAAAATATCACATAGTTATCAATATCTTGATACCTACTTTAAGTTGTGAGTGTGAAACCCCCTTACTACGTAAGGGGGGCCACCCTGTGGGTGCGGCCCCCATCTCTTACGTAGCGGGGTATCGCGCGCGCGCCAGGTGGCCACCCTAAAAGTGGAACCCAGACCGGACGACGGCAGCCAGTACCGCCAAGCACCAAGCCGCCGCCGTCCGCACCACGACCAATCCCCATGCAAGGAGAATCATCATGGATAATCTGACTCTGCCTGTGCCGGTGCGCAGCGCAACCCCGCCGGCGGCAAGGCCGGTCACAATTGTGCGCGGCGCGATGCTGGCGCTCGACCTCGGCACCACCACAGGCTGGGCGCTGCAGGGCGGTGACGATTTCATCTCGAGCGGCACCGCGTCTTTCAAGCATACCCGCTATGACGGAGGCGGGATGCGGTATCTCCGCTTCCGGCGCTGGCTGGAACAGCTCGACATTGATGCCGGTCCGATCGAGACTATCCACTTCGAGGAAGTGCGCCGCCATGTCGGTACCGATGCCGCCCATGTCTACGGCGGCCTGCTCGCTGTCCTGACCGCTTGGTGTGAGGAGCATCTGGTTGCCTACCAGGGCGTGCCAGTCGGCACGATCAAGCAGTTCATCACTGGCAGGGGCAATGCCGACAAGGCTGCCGTCATCGCCGCCGTCCAGGCCAAGGGCTTTGCGCCAGCCGATGACAACGAGGCCGATGCGATCGCCATTCTGCTCTGGGCCATCGAGACCCGCGGGGGTTTGCGATGACGAGCTGGTCCATTCTCGGCCACACGGCCAAGGTGCTGGAAGAACGCCGCGACGATTACGGTGATCCAGCCGATCAGTTCAAAGCGATCGCAGCTCGCTGGTCGATCACGTTGGGCACGCCAGTGACGCCGGCGCAGGTCGCGCTGTGCATGATCGACCTCAAGCTGGTCCGGCTCGCCTACGATCCCGGGCACGTCGACAGCGTCGTGGACGTGATCGGCTATGCCGCCCTGCTGCGGGAGATCCGCTCATGAGCGTAACCTCCCGGATCTACGACAGCGCCCGGCAGCGTGACGGCGAAGAACTCAAACGCGATGGTTGGCGCAGCGGTATCCTCGCCGTCTCGGTCAGCGACCAGCGCTTGAGCCAAACGGAGCGGGAACTCGTCCGTTCGATCGGCGAACGGCTCTACGGAGGCACCCATGGCAAAAGGGCGTAAGCGCAAAGCCGGCAAGCGCCACCCTTGCGGAAAGCTGGTGCAGCCCAGCGCTGGCGAAACCCAGCGCGAGGCCATGGCAACGGCGCTGGAAGCCCGGCAGCGCCATTACGGCGTGAGCGCCAGGCAAGCGAAGGACGAGCGGCTTGGCACGGCGCTGGGCAGGCTGGCGTTTGCAGGAGCCGTCACAGCAGAGCAGTTCGCTGCCGGAGAGCTGTACGGGGAAGTCATGGCCCGCAACCGCGCCGTCACGGGCCTGCCGACCGATCAGCCGCGCTCTGTCACAGCTCTGCTCATCAACGAAGGCATCTTCGGTGGCAGTGCGCCTGACCAAAACCCGGCGCTGGTTGCGAAGGTGCGCAGGCAGGCTGCCAGTGCCATCCTGATGCTGCGGACAGCTGACAACGACGCCCCGGGCAAGACCGGACGCAGGCCCAGCGTTCTGGTCAATGCCGTGGTATGCCACGATGCTGAAGCGTCGAACTGGCCGGCAGCGGACATCACCAACCTTGGTCATGGGCTGGATACACTGGGCCGCCTGTTCCGGGTCCGTAGCGACAGTTCGTGACGGGTTCCACTCGCCTACCAAGTGTCGTAACAAACTGAATCTATTGATCTATTATGCTATTTTGTGTTGACGGGGCTTGGCACATGCTGTAGACCTTCCGAAATGCAGAGTTAAGAACTGCGCCCGGAGCCCGCCAGCTTTCGGGCGTTGCTCGTTTCAGGCGGCAGCCGACAACTTCAACCCCGCCGAACGCACAATCGCCATCAGGGTGGAGAGGGTCGGATTGCCATCAGGGCCAGTGGCGCGGTAGATCGCCTCGCGGCTAATGCCAGCATCGCGAGCCATCTGGCTCATGCCCTTGGACCGGGCGATCATGCCGAGAGCTGCGGTCACGATCTTGGCATCACCGCTGGCAAGCGCTTCGGCGAGAAGTTCGGCCTGGGCCTCAGGGGTGTCGATGGCATCAGCTGCATCGAACGGTAGAGTTTTCAGGGCCATCGTCAGTCCTCCAGTTGTTCAGCCATTGCCTTGGCGCGGGCAATGTCACGAGATTGGGTGCCTTTGTCGCCGCCACACAACAGGATCACCAAGATGTCGCCGCGGCGCGCAAAGTAGACCCGGTAGCCCGGGCCATGATCGACCCGCAGTTCACTGAGACCTTCACCTACCGGCTTCACATCACCGAACAGCCCGATTTGGACACGGGCGATGCGCTGCTTGATGCGCTTGGCGGCAACACCGTCTCGGAGCAATGCCAGCCAATCGGCGAATTCTTCCGTTTGGCGGACTTCGATCATGTCAGATCTAATACACAGTCAAGACGTGCCTGTCAATTATAATGCACACCGAGTGACGCCGAGACTGCGCGGCAGACGCGCAGTTGCCCAGCGATTACGCCGCCTCCAGGCCGAACCGCTCTGCCGAGATTGTGCCTCCGTCGGGATTGTCCGCGAGGCGACCGCACCTGACCACATCGTGCCGCTAACCCAAGGAGGATCGGACGAGGACAGCAACATCCGCTGCCTCTGCGCCGAGTGCCATGCCAAGCGGACTGCCGAACAATTCGGCCACCGCAGGACGATCGCCGTGGGCCCCGACGGGTGGCCGATCTAGTGACCAAGCCGGGGGGGGCGGTTCGTTCTCAGTCGCTCTCGGTAGGGAAACCGCGCATGGTCCAAAAAACGCGCAACCGCGAGTTAGCGACCGGGGGTCGAAATCTAGAAAACCCAGCTATTCCATCTATTTGACTGGATAGCAGGTCCGAAAAGAGCGTTAGTCGTTTCACCAAAACGAAAGCGACGCAGATGACCAACAAGGCCCTTACCACCGCCAACGAAGCCTGGGGCTTCTTCGGCACAGCAGGCGGCTTCGCGGATGCCCAGGCAGCCTGGACCATCGCCTTCCCGGCGGTTGCCAAGGCCACCGGCGGCAGCACCGAAGGAGTTCGGGATTTTCTCGACAGCCGGCACGGACGCCACTTCGCCGACGATGTCGCAAACGGCATTCACAGCGGCATCGACCTCAAGCCTGCCATTGACGCGGCAATCACCCGCTGGATGGGCTGGACCATCAACCGCGCTACTTCGCGCGACCATGGCATTCCGGTGGGGCTGCCTTATCTGACCGCCTTTGTCGGCCTTTATGAGATCTTGGCAGACGCCGAATGAGCGCGCACGCAACCAGCACAATCCGCCTTGCAATCCGCACGCTGCCCGAGAACTTCGACCGCAGCCGAATTGGTGTTGTGCTCGAGACGATCGAACAGGAACTATACGAAGGCGGCGTTTACGC